AAAAAAGAAAAAAGAGGTGAAATACATGGCATATACCCGTGGTTCGAACGCTAACATCATCGTTGGCGCAGCGGCTCTCTTCACATATGAAGACGGTACGCTAACAGACGCAGACCTTCCAGCATACGAAGCAGCGACATCATTTAGAGAATCTCTAACAGATGACGCTTCATTCCGCAATGTTGGTTACACCATGAATGGTTTGGAACTTCAGTTCCAGCCAGATTTTGGTGAGGTTGCAGTCGATCAGGTTCTTGACGTTGCTAAGTTGTTTAAGCAAGGCATGCAGGTTAACTTGAATACTACATTCGCAGAGTCAACTCTCGAAAATCTCTTGTTTGCTATTGCAGGCAAGGACTCAGATCTAACAGCATACAATACGGCTGGAGCAGGGTCATCAGCACTTAATCTTTCAGCAGGCGAAATTGGCGAATGTCCAGTAGAGCGTGGATTAGTTGCAGTTGGTCCAGGAACAGGTGACTGCGAAGCAGGTTCATCTATTGAACGTATCTACGTTGCATACCGTGCACTCTCAATTGAGAATGTTTCAGTATCAGCAAAGCGTGATGAAGCAACAATGTTTGAAGTTTCATTCCGCCTTCTTCCAAATGACTCAGCGTCATACGGTAAGATCGTTGATCGTGCAATCCCCAACGCATAATATAATTAAATATATTGCAGATTTGCCCAGACCGTAAAAAGTCTGGGCTTTTCTGTTTTGTTTTGGTATACTTGTATGATGGCCACAGAAGTATATAAAACAAAAATAATATCATTAGTAGATGATACAAAAATAGAGTTGTCTCCATTAAAAATAAAATATCTTAGAAAGTTTATGCTTGAGTTTGAAAATGTTAAAATAGCAAACGGAGACCTAGAAGCCATATCTGCCTTATCCGATTGCGCTATGATTTGTATGGAACAATATAAACCAGAGATTGCAGTTTCTCAGGAAGTATTTGAAGAATATATTAACCTAGAAATAATCTATAGCATTCTTGAAGTAGCAGCGGGAGTTAAAATAAATAAAGACTCAGAAGAAGAAGTAAAGAAACAAGCAGTAGATAGCGGATCAACCTGGGATGACTTAGACCTTGCAAAAATTGAGTCTGAGGTTTTTCTATTGGGCATATGGAAAGATTATGCAGAACTAGAAAATTCTTTATCTATGCCTGAGTTAGTTATAACCCTTTCAACTGCAAGAGATCTTGAATATCAAGAAAAGAAATTTTTAGCAGCAATGCAAGGCGTAGATTTAGATAAGAACAAAAATGAAAAGAACGCCTGGGAAGAAATGAAGGCAAGAGTATTCTCAGGAGGCAAGGCAACAGACGCAAATGACATTTTAGCCTATCAAGGAATAAATGCTCAAAAGGCTGGTTTTGGAATCGGCATGGGCATGGATTATGAGAGAATAGACTAAAAAATACGCTTGGCTATGGTATAATTAATTAATTCACATTGGAGGAAGTACATGTCAGAAAAGATTGAAAAATTTGAACTGTCACTAATAGATGGTACAAAGTTCGAAGCAAAGCCACTAAAAATCTCATTGCTAAAGCCTTTCATGAAGGCGTTTACAGGTTTGGCTGATGTTGCAGATGATAACGAAAAGTCTATGGATGTATTGCTAGACTGTGTTCAGATTGCATTTAAGCAGTATGTTCCAGATCTATCAGAAGATCGAGAAAAACTGGAGGAAAATCTAGACCTTCCTACAGTGTACAAAATTATTGATGCAGCATCTGGAATTCAACTCTCAGATCCAGCAGCATTGCTAAACGCACTAAAATAAAACAGTAAAGAGGGTGCAATGAATTGTCTGATGTAAATGCAAATATAAGTATCAATTTTGATACTGGTCAAGCACTTGCAAGTTTACGTCAGTTACAGGCGGGTCTCAGCCGTTTTAATCAATCACTAACTCAGGGCAATGTCGCTGCTGCCAATGCACAAAAGGGTCTTAATGACCAACTTATGCAGGCAATCAATGCCACTGGAAAGTTCGTTGCTACACAGAAAAATATAGCAACAAGTACATCTTCATTTACATCAGCGCTTGAAAAAAATCAACTCTCAATGCGAGAGTACTTTAGGTATACTGCTGCTGCAGCGACAGCAAACACTAAAGTATTTAAAAACATGTTTGCCCAAGAGCGTGAGATTATTAACCGTGCTCGTAAAGATCGAGTAAAATCTCTTCAGGCTCAGTATATTCAGTTGTCAGATGCTTCAGGCAATTTTGTTAAAACTTTGCAGGTAGTTCCAAAGCACCTTCAAATGGTAAATGGTCAGTACGCAGACTATGCTACAAGAATGCAGATGGCAGCACAAAGACAGCAATTCTTGAATCAGTTGCTTAAGCAAGGCTCAACACAACTTCTAAACTTTGGTAAGAATACTCAGTGGGCAGGTCGCCAGTTAATGGTTGGTTTGACAATACCTCTAACACTTCTTGGATCCACCGCAGCAAAAATATTTATGGAAATGGAAAAGGCTACAGTTAAATTCTCTAGAGTTTATGGAGATATGACAACTAGCGGAGATGCAACAAACAAAGCAATTGCAGATATTCAAAGATTAGGTAAAGAGTTTACTAAATATGGAGTAGCAGTAAAAGATACAATGGAAATGGCAGCATCTGCTGCTGCAATGGGTCTAACTGGAAATGCTCTAAATGCACAAGTAATTGCAGCAACAAGACTAGCAGTTCTTGGACAAGTTGAACAGCAACAGGCTTTAGAGACAACCATATCTTTAACAAATGCTTTTGGAATCGCAACTCAAGACTTAGCAAATAAGATTAACTTTCTTAACGCAGTAGAAAACCAAACAGTTCTTTCAATTGAAGATTTAACAATTGCCATTCCAAAGGCTGGACCAGTTGTAAAGCAACTTGGTGGATCTGTAGAAGATCTTGCATTCTTTATGACTGCAATGAAAGAAGGTGGAATCAACGCATCAGAGGGTGCTAACGCACTCAAATCTGGTCTTGCTTCTATGATTAACCCTTCAAAGAAAGCAAGTGAATTCCTTGCAGGCCTCGGTGTTAACATCAAAGGTATTGTAGAGGCAAACAAAGGAAACTTAAAAGGAACAATTGTTGGATTTGCACAAGCACTTGATACGCTAGACCCACTTAATCGTGCAAGAGCAATTGAGCAACTATTTGGTAAGTTCCAGTTTGCTCGTCTATCAACGCTATTCCAAAACGTAACAAAGGATGGATCTCAGGCATCCAGAGCACTTGCTTTAGCAGGAGCATCAGTTGAAGAACTAGCAATCTTATCTGAACGAGAACTTGGAAAAGTAGAGGATGCAACTGGTGTAAAATTTAAGAAGTCTATTGAAGACCTTAAGAATCAACTTATTCCAATAGGAAAAGCATTTCTTCAAGCAGCAACACCAATTGTAGAATTTGTTGGAAAACTATTAACAAAATTTAACAACTTAAGTGAAGGAACAAAAAAGACTGTAGCAATTATTGTTGGAGTTGTCGGTGGCCTTGCTCCAGTTGTTTTGATGACATTTGGTGTTGTAATGAATGCACTTGCAAATGGAATTAAATTATTTGCAAAACTTCGTGAGGGAGTTGCTAAACTTAACGGATCAAACAATGTTCTTGGCGGAGGGTTTGATTATTTAACACAAGAACAGATTGAGAATGTTGCACAGACAAATGCGCTACATACATCACACTCTCAATTAATATCTACATTTAATATTGAAAAGTCTGCAGTGGATGGACTTGCAGCAGCATATGGAAACGCAGCAAGCCAAGCAAGAACATTAGCAGCATCCTCACCAGGATTATTTAACACTGTGCCAGGCCCAGCAGGTGCCGTTTCTGGATTACCTAAAAAGCCAATTGGGTTTGCACAAGGTGGTGTAGTTCCTGGAAGGGGAGATAAGGATACTGTCCCAGCAATGCTTACCCCTGGAGAAGTTATTCTTACAAAAGACACTGTAAGAAATAATCCAGAGTTAGTTGCAGCATTACAAAATAATTCATTTAAGAAATATCATGATGGAACTGGTGGTGGCAGTGAAGACATTGCTGCTAGTTTAAGAGAAAGATTTACATCTACATCAGCACCAGGATCAGAAGCCTTCAAGGGAAGAATGAAAACATTAGTAGATGGAGCAATGTCGCAAACACAAAAAGGTGTAGAAAGAGTAATTAGGTTTGCAGCAGAATCAGGAGTAACAATTACTGCTGAGCAAACAGATCAAATAGAGTTCTATAGAAAAGAAATGCTTAAGTCAGTTCGACAGGCTGGAGATGCTCTAGTTGGTGCAATTGATTTAACTAAAGATCAAATTAAAGATAGACTTAAAACAATGTCTCCAATTGCAGGAACACAGGCTGCACCAAACAGAAACACATTTGATTTAGTTGATAAGCACGGTAGCCAAAACTTGTCTGAAACATTTGGTCACTTAACACCAGGAGTAAGAATGTCTGGTCCTCAAACTAGAGAAAGACTAGAGCCAGGATCAAAAGTTGCTACTGAAATTGATGCAATAGAGAGAGCAGCAAAACATTTAAACAACCTTCCACAGTCTGACCCACGAAGACCTAAAACACCAATAGTTCCTGAATTCAATGTAGTCAGCGGACTTGGTATAGATGGCATGTCACAAGAAACAAATACACTATTAAAAAATGGAACTAAAAATACACAAGAATTCTTAAATGAATTAGGCAATGTTGGACCAGTTCAAGCGTGGGATACACTAATGAAACAAAATGGCCTAACTATAGAAGAAAATGGCCGAGAAATAGAAATTTTACACGCAAAATTTAAGGCTTTTGTTGCAGACCTTGCAACAAAGAAAAAAGTAATTTCTGATGCAGATGTTACAGGATTCCTAACAGGAATAGAGAATGATCCAGATATTAGTCCAAGAATGAAAAATGCAGTATCAAGATCTAACAACACAATAACAGCAGCCCGACTCAGTGGTGTTTCTTCTACAGATGGAGCAAACATAGAAGATGTTGTTAGAAGTGGAGAAGTAAAAGTACCTGGTTTAGTAGACCGTACAAAATTTAAAATTGCAAAATCTGGTAGTGCACAGGGTGGAGAGTCTGTATCTAATAGAGTTAATGGAATTGGATTCTATGATGCAGAAGTAGAAAAACAACTAGCAGCAGAAGCAGAAACACTTAGACCTCCACGAGTAAGGGCTACTCCAGAAGCAGAAGCAGATGCTGAACTAGAAGGTGAAAAGATTGGCAAAGCAGCGACAAGAGGTGTAAGGAAGGGTGCAAAAACAGAGTCTCCTTCTACAGATGGAATTGAAGTTGGTAAAGATATTGCAGAAGGAGTTGTCATTGGTTTGCAACAAGGAACACCAGGGGTTGTTTCTCAATCAGAACAACTTGGTAATGCTGCAGTTCCAAAAGAAGTAATAAACGAAAAGATGGATGTTGGAAACAAGGCATTCTATGATGACCTTAATAATCCAGAAGACTATGAAGAAAGACAAATTCTTAAATCAGAAGATAGGCAAAGAAGAAAACTTGGTAAGGCTCGTGCAAGTGTTGGCAAAACGGATATCGACAACAAGCAATTTTATGATGATATTGATACTCCAGAATTTCGTGAACAAAGACAAATACTTAAGTCTCAAGATAGACACAGAAGAAAACTTGCTGCTGTTGGTCAGGTAGGAGCAGCAACGCCAACTGATGTACCTTCTCAGACTGCACAGTTAACTGCTGCCTCATCAAAAAGAGTTACAACTGCAACTGAAAAATTAGCAGTTAAAACAGAAGAAGCCGCAATTGCTCAAGCCCAGATAGTTCAACAAATTAAGGATGAGAGTAGGTCAAGAGTTACGATTAAGGGCAATACTGTAAATATTGGTAAGGCTCGTGAATTAGCGGATAAGGCTGAAAACGAAGCAGCAATTACTAAAGCCCGTGCACATGCACTTGAAGCAGAACAAGCAAAGCAAAAGAAATCAAACTCACCAACAACAATTACTGATGAACAGGTACTTGCTGCTAAAGAAAAAGCAAATGCTGCAGAATTAGAGTATGCACAAATAAGAAAAGAATTAGCAGAACAGGGTATAGGAGCAGCCCAACCAGCAGAAATTAAAAAAGATCAAGAAGTTATGTCTAATGGAACCGTTGAAGCAGGAGACGGTATGAGACGAATTGTTGAGGGTACAGACGACACAGCAGACTCAACTGTACTAGTTGCAGATAAAACAGATGAACTTGCCAGCATAACTGGAGAAGCAGTTGATGCTCAGATGGCAAATACAACCAACCTAATAACTGGTAGCAAATTAACAAATGCAACTACACAAAATCTTGGAGAAGTTCTTCAAGCAACAGATCAAACTGGATTAGCCCAAGGTGATCTTGCAGAATCTTCAGAAAATACTGCTAGACTTAGTAAAGATATTGAAGAAAAAAAGAGAAAAGAAAACGAACTAGCCAAAAAAAGACTTGCTCGTCTTATGGCTGAAGAATCTGTGGATGGAGTTATTCCTCCAGGTACGCAATCAGCAAGCAAGTATATTAACCCAGAAGAAGCCATGGGCGCAGAAGAAGCATATGACTATGCAATGGGAAGCGATCCAGACCCAAACGATCCAACAGATAAAGGTCAGACTGGTTTTACAAAAGATAAATTTGGCAAAATTCTAATTGATCCAGAAACTGGAAATCCAACACATCTTACAAAGAAAGAACTCACAAAAAAGACACGCGGACTTCGTAAGGAGAAGGTTAGTAAGATATCTGGTAAGGCAGCAGGAGCATTAGGAACAGCAACAATGGTTGCGGGTATGGCTGGTGCTCCACCACAGGTAACAGCAGCACTCGGCGCTGCAGCAACTGTTGCTCAGTTTGCACCAGCACTTGCAGGTATGGGCCCAATCGGTTGGGCAGTAGCAGGTATTGCAGCAGTAGGTGCATCTGCTTATTTGGTCAACAAACATTTTGAGGGAATGGCAAAAGCACAGGCAGAGTATGTAAGAAATACAACTGCAAGTTCTGAAAAACTAAAAGCCATTGGAGAATTAAACGGTGTCGTTGGTGCCAATGAAAAAATGAATAAGCGTAGAGAAAATGGACAACTTCAGGGATACAACGAAGTAGAAAGAAAAGGAACTGACTACGGAGTTAAGTATTTAGAAAATGCAACTGGAAAGTTAATGATGGATTCTCTTAAAACTAGCATTAATAAGACTGGAGCAAAAGAAGCAGCAGAAGAGGTTGCACTACAACTTGCTGCACAGGTATCTGATGGAGTGCTTACTGCTGAGCAGGCAAAGAGTGTTGCATATCAGATTGGACTTAATCTAAAAGACTCTACAATGACAATGAATATTAATGGAAATCTGAGAGCACTTATTGGACCTAACGGAGAAGATCTTATTAACGATCCATTTACAGCAAGAATGAGACTTGTTGCAGTTTCAGAAAACAAAACAAAGACTGCTAAAGCAAATATTAAAAAGGCTCAAAAAGAAAATATTGGCTGGTCTTGGATGGGTCTTAAAAAATCTGGAGCAAATGAGGCTGCACAGGTCGCAGCGCTTTCTGGTGCTGCAGTTGAAATGGCTTTGCTTCAAGCAGACTCAATGGCGGTATATGTTGAAAAGCAAAAAGAAACTCTTGAAGCACAAAAGGCAATCACAAAAGATAAAGCAGAGCAATTAAGAATTGATACGCAACTAGCAAACCTTGACTCAATGTCAGCAAGAGCAAATGCAAGAGTTGCTGTATCTGTAGACAATGCCGTTGACCAGACAGATGGAATTATTACTGGACAAAGTGGTATTACAAATACAAATCCTATTCTTGGAATGATGAGTGGAAAAAACCCTATTGACGCACTGACAGGTGGTTATGGTATAGGTGCCCAAGGTATAGGTATGGCAATCTTACAAAGCACCATGCCTGGGGTAGGTGGAATACTTGGTTCTCTGCTCAACAGAGATGGAAGAGTAGAAGATGCTTACTTTGATGCAAACAAAGACGATGTAAAAGCAAAGTATAAAGGAACATCGCAAGAAGCGTCAGCACAGAGAGTTTTAGATTTAGGTGCAAAAGCAGATGAGGATGCATCATTTAAAGGTGACAAAATTGCTGGAAGAAAATTTGAAGCCAAGTTACAAATCCTGATGTCTTCTGGAGTAATGGATCCAGATTCAATAGAAAACCTTCTCAGAATATTTGGAGGAGATTATAAGAAATTAAATACTATGCTTACAGTTGGTATAAAAATGCACGGTGGAGCAAAGATGGCAGAACTTACTGGCCTTCTTGGCAGCACAAATGATGCAAGTGCAAAAAAGATAATTGTTCGAATGGTAAGAAAAAATCCAAAAGAGTTTGATAAAATTGCAAGAGCCCTTGCACTTATAAAAGCATCAGATGGACTTGAAGTTAGCATGGACCTAATGCTTACAAATATGACTCAATATGAACTAGATCAACTTGCAAACAAACTAGACATAATTGATAAAATGAAAACGCCGATTGAGCAAGAAGTAATTATTAAATACGGCAAAGATCATGAAGTAGACATGAGTGGCATTATTGAAGACTGGGATTACTATGGACAAATGAAACCAGAAGTAAGAAAAGAAGCAGTTGCAACTTATGTAATGCTTAAAGAATTCCTTATGAGTTTTGATAGTCCAGAAGCAAAAAAACAATGGGCAATTGACACTGCAAAAGCCGCAGCAGAAATGGTTGGAGAAGAAGGCGACGCCAAATATCAAGAGACCTACGAAAAAACTTATAAACTGATAATGCTAGATGATACAGGTGCAGCAGCGTCTGGTCTTGTTCAAACAAAGTATGGTGAAGATCCAAACCTAGCAATTCTAACAGCAGGAAATATAGGTGATCCTCCAGAGAAAAAAGACAGAGACACAACATACGATGACCTTCTAAAGCGTCTTCGTAATGTTCGTAATGCTGCTATTGATGCATCAAAGGGAGTTAAGGAACTAAACGCCGCACTTGCTGCATCTGGAGCAAAATCAGTTCAAAATAGATTTGAAGGTATTTCACAACAACTAAGAAGTAAGGGTGTCAACGAAGAATTTATTGAATACCTAAAGGGACTTGACACAAAAGATTTAAAGAAGTTTGCATTTGTTGCTACTAAAAAGGGTACACAAAAATACACAGAAAAAGTTGGAAAAAGAAATAAAGATGGCAGTATTGCTAAAGATAAAAATGGCAAAGTCATAATGGTAAACAAAGAGCAGAAGTACAAGGCTGGCGATCTTGTATTGACTGATCTTGGAAATCAAATGAAGCGTGGTGGAGAAAAGGCTATAATTGGAGAATTCCAAGAAGCACAAAAGATATCTTTAAGAAACCTTAAAGACCAAGAAACCGTACAAAGAAAACTTTCAGCACTAGGATATGATCAAATAGCAATAGAAAGAATTCTTGGAGATGAGATGTCAACTCAGATTATTGCTTCTAACAGATTAACAAAAGAAGAGTTAGCCCGAAGCGCTGCATTAGCAAAAGAAGTTTCTTTAAGAGAAAAAATAAATGGCTTAATTGAAACAGGCAAAGAAGCATTAAAATTAGCAGCAAACATAAAGAAGGCTCCACAACTTCAAGAGTTCTTTGACAAAATGAAGAGTCAAGGAATAAATCTTTCCCCTGCAGCAATGCAAGGTATGTTAACAGATCCAGCGCAACTAGATGCTGCAATAGCAGCAATGGCTTTATATGAAGATGGTGCTGATGGAGCCCTTGGAAAACTTCAAGAAATTGTTACAGCACTAGAAGCCATTAAAGCAAATTCAAATATTCAACTTGCTCTTGAGTTTGCAGCAAAAGATAATTACGGAAAGGTACAGGCTGGCGCTGCAGCAGCGCAAAGAGTAATGGATACTAGGAGAGTTGCATACAACAACATGACTCCTGCTGAAATACAAAAACAGACTGTAACAAATGCTAGAACTGGAGTAACAACTAATGCTGGCTCAATAGGATATGCAAGTGCTGTTAAAAATAAGTTTGGTGATGAAAAAACTGCAGCAGCACTCGAAGCAAGCATTGCTGGTAAGTCTTTGGCTGGAGTTCAAAAAGAAAGAGACGCCTTAGCAAAAAGATCTGCAGTTGCCGCTGCAGCAGCAAATGTTTCACAACAGATGCTTAGTTCTGCACAAGATGCACTTTCAAAATTGCAAGAAGGTTTATCAAAAACTCTTGATGGTATTAATAAGAAGTATGATGAAATAATTAAGGGGCAGCAAAAGAGTATAGAGACTCTAAACAAAAGACTTAATGACGAGTTTGATAAGAAGATAAAGTTAAAGCAAGAAAGAATTGGAATGCTTTCTAATGACCTAACCCTTATGGACAAGCAGGCAGAATCTATTAATGAAAAATATGATGCTCAAGTCACAGCGCTACAAGAAGTTCAAAGAGTTCAAGAAGCCATTACTGCACAACAACAACAGCAACTGGGATTAGCAGATGCACTAACCCAAGGAGATTTATCGGCTGCAGCCCGTGCTGCACAAGAAATTAGGGCAGCAAATGCTGCACAATATGGTGGAGGTCAGTTTGAAGCACTTGATCTTTCAAGAAAGAATGAACTAGACTCACTTAAGGGTGCAGAAAGTGGACTTACAAGAAAGCAAATTACAGAAGAGCAATTCCAAATTCAGCAAGATTTGTATAAACTTGAAACTGATCCAGTAAGAAAGAAAATACTTGAAGACATTGAAAAACTTACAGAAGCAATTGCAAAAAATGAAGAACTACGGACAAAAGAACTTGAAGATGCTGAAAAGAGCATAAAGGCTCAAATAGATGCACAACAACTTGTGGTAGATGCAGCACAGGCTGCTTCAGACATTCACTCAAAGATAACTGCTGATCTTGCTTTGCAGGATGCAGAACTTGCAAGTCAAGAAATTGCCTTAGCAGCAATTGTTGATAGCGTTGTGGATATAGATGACACAACTGGATTGACACTTGAGGACTGGAAAACTCTTGCTGAGAAAACTCTAGATGTTGAGGGATATGCTCAAGATATTGCACAAGCACTACTTGCAAGCGAAGGAAGTTCAGCAGCAATCGCTGCTTCGTGGGCAAGCATACTTGAGACGATGAAGAATCTACCAAAGAGTATTACAACAACACAATTTATTAATACAGTTAACACCGTAACTACAAAGACAGTTACAACACCTGCAGATCCAACATCAACAGCATCAACAGCAAATGCAGCAGTCGATGCAGCAACAAAAGCAAAAGATGCTGCACAACTAGAAGTTGACACTGCAGATAAAAATTTACAAGAGGCATACAACAAAGGACAATGGTATAATTTCTCTTCTTTACAGGGTATCCTTGCCGATAAAAAGTTAAAATTAAAAGATGCAATCACAGCCTTAGATGCTGCCATTGCAGCAGCAGCAGTCAAAAAAGAGCCAACGCCTGAAGAGGTTGCAGCAGCAAAAAAGAAAAAAGATGAAGAAGACGCAGCAGCAGCCCAAGCAGCAGCAGACAACGGAACATCTAGTTCCAACTGGAAACCAGGAGATCCATTGCTGTATCGTGCTAAGGGAGGAATGATTAACCCAATGAGATTTGCTATGGGTGGTTTTGCAAAGGGCTCAGATACAGTTCCAGCGATGTTGACACCTGGAGAATTTGTTATGAGTAAATATGCTGTTCAATCACACGGAATTGGGAATATGAAAGCAATAAATAGTGGTGCCCCACTCGCTGGAGATTCAGTGTATAATTATAGTGTTAATGTTGCTGTGCAGTCAGATGCTAATCCAGATGAAATTGCAAGAGCAGTAATGAGACAAATAAGACAAGTAGACTCACAGAGAATTACGGGGAATAGAAACTAATGCCAAACTCATACGCATATATGCGAGGTAGACAAAAATACCAAAGACCACAAGGAGTCTTATGGTCTGAGAACTCTGGAACATTAGTAGAAGATCCATCAAGTACTACAACCCCAAAACAAAAGGTTTATATTCCAACAGGTATTGAGATAGGAGCAGATCCAGGTTTGGCTACTGGAGATGATGTTCTCAATCAGTTCTTAATATTATCAGATGACAATAGAGGTCCAATAGATTTTAATCCAACAAGAATTGAAAAACGGGAGAGAATGATTAATGGTCGTATGCGATCATATCATATTGCAGATAAACTTAGCATAAGTTTAAGATGGGAAAACCTTCCTTCAAGATCACACGGACTAAATCCATCATTTAATTCGTCTGGTAAGACATCTTTAATAGATGAAGGTTTGAGAGAGCCAGGAACAGATGGATTATTTTCACAACTTCCAAATATTACAATACAAAATCAACAATATACTACAGATGGTGGCGCTGGCGGAGTAGAACTTTTAGATTGGTATGAAAATCATCAAGGATCATTTTGGATGTATTTATCATATGACAAATATAAAAACTTTGGATCAGACAATAAAGCATATGGACATCTTCCTCAATATAATCAACTAATAGAAGTATTCTTTTCAGATTTCAAATACACAGTTTCAAAGCGTGGAAATATGATGGATCTATGGAACATTGATGTAACCTTGGAAGAGGTATAATGTTTGAAAACGAAGAACTCAAGAATCATCTTGAGACATCCTCAGTAATTAAAACACAGTCTGCGATTATTGCAGAGTGGAATATGAATCTGCCAGGGAATATAGACACAATTGGAAATTACAGGTATAGACCAAATAGCCCAGAATCTGTATACGAATCTCTTCCAAATACATTTGTTGCAGAAAATGATCAAAGCGCTACTAGATTTTATTACGGGGCCACAGACTCTGATGTTGTTATTGATGGTACATTTACAGACAATGGACTTCCAACAACCTTGATGTCTAAGGGTGACAGGAATGCCCTCTTATACTCCCTAGAAGACTGTTTTAAGCCCTTTAGACCAAGGTCTGGGATCAATAAGGCCAGGGTGATGGACAAGTCCTTCATACACCATCCTAACTCAAATATGGCAAAAAGACCAAGATTTTATATATCAGACAAAAACGACGGGTTCAAATATTGGTCGTCATTTAGAAAAGAGATACAGTATAAGTATACATACTCAGACTCTACAGTTAGATATGGATTCCTTCCAACATTTGTAGATAATGATGCAAGCCAGACAGTCAGAAATGCTGTATTTTTTGATAACAAAGAGTATGGAATATCAAAGCAATCTGGTTCAAGATACTTAATAGACGATACAGTTCCATTTGTTGTATACAAAGAATCTCTACCAGCAAACAGAGTCGTGTTAAAAATGCAGACTGGTGTCGGAGATGTTGACCTAGGAATAACTTCAGATCCATTCTTTGGCTATGCAAACCAAAGAACCCCCGTTAAATGGAAAGTTCAATATTTAGAAAACAACAGTTGGATAGATATGCTTTCATTTAATGAGGCATCGACGAGAGCCGACGGAAGTAGAATTATAAAATCAGATGGATATGTTGAACTGGCATATGGATTAAAAATTCCTAATGAGTATAAGGAAATATTTATCTATGCAGAAAGATATTCGTCAGAAGTTCCATTACCTAAAAAATCTGTTAATGGATACGCTTACTTGATTGCAAATGATAATGAGATTGGTCAGTTTTATATTTGGCTAGATAGCATAAATAATTATGCAAAGTTTAAACCTTCCTATGGGTGGTATCTGCAGGAAGAAACAGTTGAAAGATTAACAAATTTTGTTACTGATCTAACAGCCCCAGACTATTATGTAAACTCAACTGATGGAAAAAACACTTATAGAGAGTTTCAAAACATACAAGGGTTAAGAGTAGTTGTCGAAAGCATAAACACAAATTTATCTGTATTTGATTTAATAGAAATATCTCCAAGACTTTCTGTAAACCTAACAGATAAAGCAACAAGTTTTTCAGTTAAAAAGGCTCTTTCTGATCTCGGCAAGAGCGGTCTTCCAGTAGGCCAACTTCTATCCGCAACTGGAACTCTCGAACTGTTTGATTTTGATGGAGCGTTTAATGAAAATAATCCAAACAGTATGATTTCTAAATATATTTCTAGGCATACCCAGATAAAGTTTTATGATGTTGTTTCAGATGTATCTGGCTATGACTATTTTATTCCTATCAAGACAATGTACGCATCTGGATTTCCTAAGTCAAATGATAAAGACAGAAGAATAACTCTAGATCTTAATGACCTATTCTTTTATTTTGATTCAATCGATGCACCACAAACAGTTATGACAAGCGTATCTCTTAGTTCTGCAGTGTGTATGCTTTTAGATTCTGTAGGTTTTGCTAACTATACATTTAAAAGACTCCCAGGAGAAAAAGAACTTATCATACCGTATTTCTTTATACAGCCAAATATTTCTGTAGCAGAAGTTTTACAAAGTCTAGCAATCTCAACACAGAGCGCAATGTTCTTTGATGAGTATAATAATTTTGTTATTATGAGCAAAGACTACATGCTTCCATCAAATAGCGAAAGAGAATCTACATTTACATTCTATGGATCAACAGACCAAGAACATCTAGGTGCAATAGAAAATAAGCCTACAAAGCCAAAACTTGCAAACATTATTGACCTTGTTTCTAGTGATAATCTTGTTTATAATGGAGGGAAAATTACATATAGTCCAAAATATATTCAAAGAACATTTGGATCTATTAAGCAAGCAAGCATGATTGACAACCAAAAAACTTGGAGATATAAACCAGTTCTTCTTTGGGAAATTGCTGGAACAGAAAACTTAAAATCAATAAACAATGAGGTTGGAAATATGTCCTCCTACATGTTAAGCGCAATTCCTTTAAATTCAGACTTGTCAAATCAAATACCAGTCGTATCTAATAGAGCAATTACAAATAACATAATTGATTTCGGAGAAGGTGTATATTGGATATCTAGGTACAATGGATATTTTTATAGTGGCGGAGAAGTAGTTAAGTATGACGCTGTAGAATATAATGTTACTGGAACTGGAAATGTTTGGATAACAAACTCTAATGAGTATAATGATTACTTTGGATCAGTTCCGTTTAACGGAAAAATATATCCAACAGGTCGTGTAAGAATTTATTGTGAGCCAGAGTATGAAACGGTGTCTGGTGTCCTTAAATTAAAAAATGGTAAAGTTGCAAAACATGGTAGAGGACAATTTGGAACACCAGTAGTTGTTCATTCTGCTGGCATTAATCCTAGATGGTATGACAATGCAAATGTCCGTGGCTGTGTTATGGATTCTAATAAATATTTGTTTACAGATACTGCACTTACAGCCCCAGGATCACTTACAAAAGATTTGTCATTAGAGGAGGGTCCTGCAGGAATATCAAACACTTTAGCCCAGTCAACTGTAAGAAATGGCATCATTAAAAATTTTATGTCGACATACCTGGGAACAGAAACAGACCTAAACACAAGAAGAACAACACAATCAGGAAGCATACAGTCTTCTGCATTAATGATGAATGGACCAGCATTTACAACTTCAGAGAAATCAACTGATTTTATTTCTTATGTATATAAACCACTAGATAGCAAATTCAAACATTTTGGAACAAGAATGAGAATCATTGGAAAACTGACAACTGGTAACGATGGGCAGTCTGCAGTGGGATCATCAACATACTATGTGGTTCCAGGAACTACTCCAGATAAAAACATAACTGTGTCTGGCGGTTCTGGTGGTCTAGGCTTAATGTTAAACCCAGAAAATAATAATGGATACTACTTTGAAATTTCAGCACTTGGATCAAAGAAGATAGATAACAAAGCAAATAAATCTAATGTAAACAATGTTATGTTTTACAAAATAATGAAAAAAGCAGGAACAACTGAAGCAGTTCCAGTAAAACTTTGGGAAGGACTTGCAAATATTATTGTTGATGATGGAAACTTTACAGGACAATACAGAATGGCAAATGAAAAAAATCCAACTGTTTATGATCTTGCAGTTGAATATTTAGATATTGGAAAAATAAGAAAATTCTTTTTATATATAAATGGAACATTAATTAAAACAGTTGATGACGAAAACCCTCTTCCAAAGTATAACAACATGGCAGCATTTGTTCGAGGATCATCAAGAGTTATGTTTGAGAATATGTATGCTATATCAGAAAACTATTCACAGATACAAGGAACAAAAATAACCACTCCAGTTCAGTCTATATTTGATGAAGACGGAATTGATACAAACGAGTCATTCAGAAAACATTCTATGAGCGGAGTAATTCAAGGAACATATCTTAGCGGTATTGGTTCTTCTGAAAATCCAAGCCACAACATTTACTTTGAAGAGTTTGGCTCAATTATGAGAGAGGCTGCGACATTTAATGTTAAATACGATAAAGCATTTCCAGCATTATATGCAAAGATGTCTCCAACCTTTAATAGAATAAAAGGATACACCGTGTCTGGATTTAGAGCGGGATCTTATGGTGCAGAGTTTATGATTTTTAATGCAACAGATACAGCCCTTAGCCTAGACTCAGGTTCTGGAAACTATCTTAGAATTCAGGGAGTTACGTTTACACAAGAAAATAAAAATGAACTAACAGTAGACAAGTTCTTTACAAAAAATAGTGACTTTTCCAATCCATCATTTAATGGAGAGGATATAGTTACATCTCCGATAAAAGCATCTAAAGAATATCAAGATATTAAGGTTAGCAGAATGACCTACGGAGTTAAAGAGTTTTCTCTAGAAACCCAACACATTCAAACAGAAGATGCAGCCACAGAATTAATGTCTTGGCTAGTAAATAAAATAAGTAAGCCAAGAAAGTCTGTAGGTCTAAAAGTATTTTCTATGCCGATTGTACAACTTGGAGATATTGTTAAGATTGATTATGTCCAAGGTGGAATTAATAAAACTGGAGATCCAGAAACAGAGTATGTTGTGTATTCTATAGACTACTCTAAAAACTCATCTGGACCAGACATGACAATTTATTTAAGTGAGGTATCATAATGGCTAGTCTTATACCAGGAGATGTTAGCATTATGCCAATTCCTAGGGCTCCAGGAGATGTTAGCATTATGCCAGTTCCAGAGACTCCAACAACAACTAATCCAGGAACAACCCCGCCTGCAACAAAGATAGCAAGTCCAGATCTAATAATTATAAGAGATGAAATACTTCCTATTGACACAATGACAGACCTAGTGTTTGAAAATATTGGTGGACACGAACTCATAAATGTATCTAGACACGATTTAGTTAACGGCATAGATGTGTTATACCAGCCAATTAAAAATCTAAGCACACTATATCTTCAATATAATCCAGAAAACATTTTAAGACTTCAAGATACAACTCAGTCATATTTTAAAAACTTTCCAATTCAGTATTCAAACAAGATACCAAATGTTGGCACAGGTTCTAACGGTGAGACTATATACATAGAAGAAGAAACTGGGGATTTAATCATAAATGTGATAAACCTTGCAAAAGGAGAGCAAGTCGAAGTTCAGGTTCTAGCACAAGGAGAGGTATTTGATGATACAATATATGGTGGAGTGTAAAAATGATAACTGAATTTGGCAAGGGAATAATCGGAAAGTACCTTATTGGTCAAGCACCAGCGTATGCCTCATATATTGCTATTGGCTGCGGACCAACTCCAACTGAAGCAAACTCTCCAGATGTAGACTATTCGGCTAAAAAAACTCTTGATCTAGAAATGTTTAGGGTACCCGTAGTATCAAGAGGGTATGTAAACGATAACGGGATTAACAAGGTAGTGCTAACAGCAGAACTACCAACAGAAGAAAGATATGAGATATCAGAGATAGGATTGTATTCTGCAGGATCAAACCCTTCAGCGTCTGTAAATGACAGTAGAACAATCTTTGCTTTTGATGACTCAAAAGAATGGGTTGTTGGTTCTGGAACGGCAATTCCTACAATATCAACTCCACTAGATGCTGGTGATGCTGGCGTTGACGATTTGGGCACAGATGAAATATCAGTAACTCATCCAGTATTTAAAACAAATGCAGACAACAGAGCCTTTGCTAATGTGAATAGAGTTGCAAGATATGAAAGATGTAGATTTTTAAACAGAATGCTTATTGTCCGTGGGGATCATTCTACTTTAGGAGTTGTCACTACTAATTCTGTAAATCATTTAAATCCAACAGGCGGTTCTTATATATCTTTAAGCGGAGAATCTCTCAACTTTACTCAAAATGCTCCAACAGATGAACTTAAACTTGCTTTCTCTGTTATAAATAAAAATCCAAGCCCATCATTTTTTCCAGACAAAGTTAGAATCTTAATTGATTTTTCTTCATCTGCAACATTTGATGCTGATGAATGGGCAAGGTTTGAAGTTATTTTAGATAACTATGATTTTGAAGCAAATAGATATATTGTAATAACAAAACAATTGCAAGATCTTTATAAGAGTGCCCCTGGATTTTCTTGGAACTCTGTAGACAATGTAAGAATTTATACATCAGTATTAAAAGCAGATGCCACTTCTTCTGATTTTTATGTAGCATATGATGCACTAAGATTAGAAAACAAAAATGAATCAAATCCACTCTATGGAATGACTGGATACACTGTAATTAAAAACACTAATGCTAAGACAATTGTAAAGCAAGCAAACAAGACAAGTTATGTAGAATTTAGATTTGCTATGGATGTAGGATAATGGCAACCCCAGATTTAGGAATAAAAAAGGTTACAGTACTAGCAGCAGACCTCCCAGACCTGCCTATTGGATCAACAAAGTATATTGTTAGGTTTAGATTTGTTTCTGATGACAAAAATAGAACATCTCACTGGTCCCCATCTCAGGAAGTTGATCCGTCTAATCCAGCCTAATAAGGCTGCCTTAGTGGTATAATAGAATAACTATGCCAAATATTCCAGCATTACCTGAGCGTGGCCAGCCACTAGATGTATCATATATATATAAAATTGTAGAAGCATTGACAGACATTAATAATGCTATTACTGTTTCAACTGGAAAAACAATAACTATTGACACAGTAACAACAGGACCTCAAAGTGGAAAAACATCAGATGCCAAGATTATTGGCGGATACAAAGAAATCGTTAGCGGTACAAGCGTAACTGCTGGAGAAGAAAAATCTTTTGATTATCCATTTTCTGACTACAAGTATCCACCAATTGTTACTGCAACAGCAGTGAATATCAGCGGATCTGATGCAGGTAAAAATGTGTCCATTGTTTTAAAGCCAGTAACAACCAATAAGGTTGAAGGTGTTATTAGATTTAATTCCGCAGGTAACGCCACTGTTGGAATTAACCTTGTGATAATTGGTATACCTAATTAATGCTAAAGTGTAACAAGTGCAGAGGAAGAATGTTTATTGACAGGATATACAGTTCTCCAATGCATCTAGAAACATATTGTATTTTATGTGGTAACAGAAAATTTTTTAATCCACCAGAAAGTTCTGAAGAGGGAAAATGGCTACTAAAAAAGGAACAACTGAAAGCGAAGGCTACAATCTCGCCAATGTAATACCTGGTAATAAAAAGGTATGGTTTCTCAATGGCGATTTAGTTAGAGTACATCATTTCAACAAATCTAATGGAATTATGTCTGTTTATAATATTACAAAAGATCAAATTGAAAGTTGTTTAGTTAGTGATTTTAAAAAGAAAAGAGAACGAGCATACACTGTAGGTCAGACTGCTGATTTAGTTAATCGTCATAAAAAGTATATGCCTTCATTAATGAAACGAGGAGTCATTCCAATTCCAACAGGATCTCAAAAAGGCGGGGAAAGAGGATGGCAAGTAAGATCATACTACTCAGAATCCCAAGTAAGAGCGATTCGTGATATACTTGCTACGCACCACATTGGTAGACCAAGAAAAGATAATTTAATAACAAATGATATTACCCCAACTAAACAAGAGTTGACACGAAGAATGGGGGATGGTATACTTACATATACGAAGACAGAGGATGGACGGTTTGTTCCAATTTGGAATGAATCTATTTAACGAAGGGTATGAAATGGAAAACGATTTAACGAAGGTATCCGTAACACTAGGATACACATTAAACCTTGGAAACTTTCAATCACTAAGACTTGATCTTGGCGTTGTTGATTCCAAGCGTGATGGAGAAAATACCGATCAGGCTTTTGAGAGAGTCTATAAGTTTGTTGAAGAAAAACTTACAGAAAAGATTAAAGAAGCACAGTCTGAGGCAGACGAAACATAATGGCCGAACGCAAAGACCGAATGGCTTTGCTTTCAAGATATGCCAAGTATCACACTGCAAAGTATGAGTCAAAGCCATCACTTAATCTTAATGTAGAGCAATGGGCTGCAGATGGACTTATAGAGTCTTACACAATCTCTGGTTGCTATGACATACTTGAGTATTATTTTAAAGTAGCAGAGACACCCTCATGGAACCATTTTGCATATAATGCAGAAAAGATTTTACAGGCACAAAAGGATAGAATTAAAGATAATCAAGAAAGACTAGAGCGCAGACGAATGGCAAAGGAGTGGTTGAGTGAATAACACAGAGGGAAAACTTTTATCTGCAGTTCTTCAAGACAAACAAATTCATGTTCTTCTGCAAAATAACATTGACTCCCTTTTAAGAACTCATACAGATATTTGGAATTTTATTAGACTGTACTCAGAACAAAATGCAGCACTACCACCAGCATCCCTAGTGGTAGAAAAGTTTAGAGACTTTGAACCAGTTAAGGATATTGGATCTACAAAGCACCACCTTGCAGAACTACAAACAGAATATTTAAATGACAGCCTAAAAGATATTCTTAGATCTGCAGCATCTGATGTTCAAAGCGGTAACGGCAACGGTGCACTAGAAACTCTTATTACTAAAACATCAGAACTAAAAAAGAACACTTCCACAATTAGAGATATTGATGTCACAGATCTAGAGTCTGCGATTGCTTACTTTGAAAATGTAAAGAAGCAACAAGCCCTAGGACATATCGGCATCAAGACTGGATTGCCAGGATTTGATAACTACTTGCCGTCTGGAATTATGCCAGGGCAGTTAGGAGTCTTCTTGGCATACCCAGGTATAGGAAAATCTTGGCTTGCTTTGTACTTTGCGGTTCAAGCATGGAAGCAAGGAAAATCTCCCCTTGTAATCTCTCTTGAGATGTCTGAGACAGAAGTTCGTAATCGTGTATTTACTATTATGGGTGAAGGATTGTGGTCACATAGAAAAATCTCTAACGGAGAGATAGAATTAGACATGCTAAAGTCTTGGCACCAAAAGAATCTTCAGGGTAAGCCAGAGTTTCATATCATTTCAAATGACCAAGGCGGGGAGATTAATCCATCAGTACTTCGTGGAAAGATCGATCAGTACAAGCCAGACTTTGTAATTGTTGACTACCTTCAGTTGATGGCTCCTAACCAGAAGTCAGACAATGAAACGGTACGAATGAAGAACCTTTCAAGAGAACTTAAACTAATGGCTATTGGCGAAGAGGTCCCCATTATTGCTATCTCATCTGCCACACCAGATGACGCAAATGATTTAAATAGCGTACCTACTCTTGGACAGACTTCCTGGTCAAGACAGATAGCCTATGATGCAGACTGGGTTTTAGCCCTAGGCCGTGCTACAAATAGTGATATCATTGAGTGTGCTTTTAGAAAAAATCGTAATGGTTTTATGGGAGACTTCCTAGTTCAATGTGACTTTGATAAGGGATACTATAGATACAAAGATTTCGAAGATAAGACGGTATAATATAATGTGCAGAATTTTCATCATAGAGCAATCAAGAGGTTTAACCTTAATGGAGTCATCCATGATGATTCTGCAATTGAAAGATTAAAGGGTGAGTATATTAGACTTCTTGTCTCAGAGATGAAGTTGTCTGGATATGTGCCAAAGTTTGAGATTGAGCCAGATTTTACGCTAGACTTTAATGAAAGAAAAAAGTACTTTGAGTTTGAATTAACATTATATGGAATATATGTAGGGAAAAGGAAAAGCGAATGGATAAGCGGAATATACGGAAACAAAGCAATATATACGGAAAAGAGCAAGTTAAAAGAGTTCTCGCAGGATCAGGCATAGATGCTGTCTCTGAACTAGAGAATGAGTATATAGTTTATTGTCCATTTCACAATAACACCCAGACTCCCGCAGGAGAAGTAAACAAAGATCAGGGAACATTTTTTTGTTTCTCTTGCCACAAAGTATCAGACCTAGTTGAATTAGTTATGCACACTTCTGGAAGATCCTATTTTGAGTGTGTTAGATTTATTAAAAGTAAAGAAAAAGAAATGGATCTTGAAAAACAAATCAACCAACAACTTTATGTTAAGCCAGAGTTTACAGCATATGATGAACTAATATTAAAACGACTATACAACAACCTTCTTTCTTTTTCAAGAGGCAAAGATTATTTATCATACAGGAAAATATCAACATCTTCCTGGGCAAAGTTTTCCCTTGGCTACTCAGAAAAACAAGACATGGTTACAATACCAGTACACAGTCCAGACGGAATACCAATTGGTTTTGTAGGAAGATCAATTGAAGGGAAAGAGTTTAAAAATACTCCAGGACTACCAAAAAGTAAAACATTATTTAATTTACACAGAGTAAAAACATCTGGAAAGGTTTATGTTGTTGAGTCATCATTTGACGCAATAAGATTAGACCAGGTTGGATTTCCTGCAGTAGCAACACTGGGTGCAACAGTATCAAATGCACAAATAGATTTGCTTCAAAAGTATTTTAATGATATCATTGTCATAGCAGATAACGATGAGGCAGGCGGAAACATGATGAAGAGAATTCTTGAAAGACTTGGATCTCGTGTATCTGTAATAAAACTAAATAAAGAATACAAAGACATAGGCGATATGGACGACGCAGCAATATCTGAACTAGAGTTTAGGTTTGACAACTCCATAGATTCTATGCTAAACTAATATAACAAAACAAAGGAGAAATATATGAGCGTAGTAAAGGGATTAAAAGCAATCAACGCCCTGCTCGACAAGCCAAAATCAGATGGACCAAAGGTTAAGTGGTTAAAACTTGCAGATGGTCAATCAGCAAAAATTAGATTCATTGAAGAACTGGATGAAGATTCAGCAAACTACAATGAAAATCGTGGCCTTGCACTTGTTGTAAAGGAACACACAAACCCAAAGGACTACAAGCGTAAGGCTGTAGATACAATGGAATCAGAAGGCCGTGACTGGGCAGAAGAAATGCATCGCAAGGACGTAAAGGCTGGATGGCGAGCACGACTTCGCTTTTATTGCAATGTTTTAGTAGACGATGGTATTGAAGAGCCTTATGTCGCTATCTGGTCAATGGGTATCAGCAAGCAATCATCATTCAACACAATCAAAGAATATGCTATGGAGACTGGAAGCATTTCAAATGTTCTGTGGAAGTTAAAGCGTAATGGTCAGGGAACTGAAACTAATTACACACTTATTCCATCAGCACCAGACAAGGAACCATTTGACTGGAAAGATATTGAACCATATCCATTGGAGTCAGCACTTAAGAAGATTCCTTATGCAGAACAAGAAGCCTTTTATCTAGGCTTTGACACACCTTCTATTACATCGTCAACGAATGCCGACTGGTAATAGATGAATTATGTAGGCTTACATGTCCATACCCATTTTAGTTTATTTGATGGGATTGCTACTCCAGAAGAATACGTGAACCGTGCAGTTGAGTTGGGGATGCCAGCAATTGCCATCACCGACCACGGTACTTTATCTGGGCATAGGGAACTGCACCGTATTGCAAAAGCAAATGGCATCAAGCCAATTCTAGGTCTAGAAGGATACATGTGTGCAGACATATCTGATAAACGAGATAAGTCTGAAAGAGAAGGTCAACAAGATCTTGTCTACAACCACATTATCCTTCTAGCCAAGAATCAAATTGGTTTAGAAAACCTTAACAAGATTAGTGAACTATCTTGGACAGATGGTTTCTTTAAGAAGCCAAGATTTGATTTTACTATTTTAGAAAAATATAAAGAGGGCATTATTGTTACATCTGCTTGCCCAAGTAGTGTCCTTGTGAAAGCATTAGAAGAAGAAGAGTTTGCACTAGCCAAGAAGTATATCTCTTGGTTTAAGGAACGATTTAAAGATGACTATTACATTGAGGTTATGCCTCACAATGATGCACAGATTAATAAGTATCTTATAGAACTCGCAGATGAGTTTGGAATCAAGGTTGTTGTGACACCAGACTGTCACCATGTTGATCCATCACAAAAAGAAGTTCAAGAGTTTAAATTGCTTATGAACACACACGGTAAGTTTGTAAAAGATGCAACATATGAAAAGTCAAAAAAGAAGGCTAACATGATGGAACGCCTTGACTATCTCTATGGCGAAGACCGTCAGATCACATTTAATAAGTTTGATATCCACCTGCTTTCATACGAAGAGATTAAAGCAGCCATGGAATCGCAGGGGATAGATAGACCTGACATATACTCAAACACAATCCTATTAGCAGAGACAGTAGAAGACTATGGAATCCAAGAAGGATTAGACTTGCTACCAGTACAGTACAAGAGTCCTGATAAAGAACTTGCAAAGGCTGCACTAGAAGGTTTGGTAGAGCGAGGTTTGTCAGAGAATCAAGAATACCTTGATAGACTTGAAGAAGAGTTGCAGATTATTAAAGATAAGAAGTTTGCACCATACTTCCTTGTTGTGAGCAATATGATTAACTGGGCAAAGAAGGAAGAGATTATGGTTGGTCCTGGCAGAGGTTCTTCTGCTGGCTCTCTTGTTTGCTATGCACTAAAGATTACAGACATTGATCCCATTGAGCACGATCTTTTGTTCTTCCGTTTTATTAATCCAGAGCGTAATGACTTTCCAGATATAGATACAGATATTCAGGATACTCGTCGTGAAGAAGTAAAGGACTATCTTGTTAGACAGTATCGACATGTTGCATCTATTGCTACATTCCTACAGTTTACTGGTAAGGGAATTGTAAGAGATGTTTCAAGAGTCCTAAACATTCCTTTGTCAGATGTTAACAAGGTTTTAAAAACTGTAGACACGTGGGACGACTTCTGTAGTTCAAAGTCAACTAGAGAGTTTCGTGATAAGTATCCAGAGGTAGAGATTTACGGAGAACAACTTCGTGGTCGTATTCGTGGTACTGGAATCCATGCTGCTGGTGTTGTAACAGCAAAAGAACCAATCTTTAGATACGCACCACTTGAAACAAGATCTTCTACAGGATCCGATGAAAGAATTCCTGTTGTTGGTGTTGATATGGAAGAGGCTGAAAGAATTGGTTTGATTAAGATTGATGCTTTAGGTCTTAAGACTTTATCTGTTCTTAAAAACACAATTGATATAATTAAAGAACGAGACGGAAAAAAGATTGACCTTCTTAAAATTAAAATGGACGACGCAAATGTCTATCAGATGTTATCAGATGGATACACAAAGGGTGTATTCCAGTGTGAAGCAGCACCATACACAAACCTTCTTGTTAAGATGGGCGTTAAGAACCTAAACGAACTTGCAGCATCAAATGCTCTTGTTCGACCAGGTGCAATGAATACTATTGGAAAAGACTATGTTGATCGTAAACATGGTCGTCAGAACATATCATACACACACCAAGTACTAAAGGAATTTACAGAAGACACTTATGGCTGCATTCTTTACCAGGAACAAGTTATGCAGGCATGCGTACACCTTGGCGGTATGTCCATGTCGGAAGCAGATAAAGTTAGAAAGATCATTGGCAAGAAAAAAGATGCTAAAGAATTTGATCAATTTAAAGAGAAATTCGTAGAGGGAGCATCTAAGTTTATTGCGCCTAATGCTGCTCGTGATCTATGGCATGACTTTGAGGCTCACGCAGGGTACTCATTTAATAAGTCACACGCAGTAGCATACTCAACACTATCTTACTGGACAGCATGGCTAAAGTATTATTACCCACTTGAGTTTATGTACTCAGTGCTAAAGAATGAAAAGGATAAAGATGCGAGAACTGAATATCTTATTGAAGCAAAAAGAATGGGCATTAGCGTTAAGTTACCTCACATTAACGATTCGGATATTGATTTTAAAATTGAGGGTAAAGGCATTCGGTTTGGACTCAGTGCTATTAAGTTCATATCTGACAAAATTGGTGAAAGATACATATCTGCACGACCATTTAATTCGTACAAAGAACTTGAAGAATTTACCTTTACAAAAGGAAACGGAGTAAATAGCCGTGCACTCCAAGCGCTAAGAGTTATTGGTGCAGCAACCTTTAATGATAATCCTAGAAATGATCAGGAAATTAAAGAGAACTTGTATGAATACTTAAACCTTCCAGAGTTTAATATTTCAATACCTTCTCATTATTATGCATTCATTCAGGACATTGTTGACTTTGAAGAAAAAGGGTCATACATTTTTATGGGTATGGTAAAATCAATTAAGCGAGGAACAGGATGGTCACGAGTTGAGATTTTGGACAAGACTGGCAGCGTCGGTATATTTGATGATGAAAATACAACTATCGAAACAGGTCGTTCTTATTTGGTTCTTTGCAATGACAACAGGATTGTTTCTTTCATACCTTCTGAAGAAATAAAAGAATCATCACACGCACTTGTTAAATTTCTTGGGTATAAACAGTTACCATACAAAGATGAAGAAATGTTTGTTGTGTCTTTTAAGCCAAGGATTACTAAGACTGGAAAGAAGATGGCATCTTTGACACTTGCAGACACAAGCAGAGATCTTCATTCTATTACGGTTTTTCCTACATCATTTGCAAAAGCATATATGAATATTGAAGAAGGAAAATCTTATAAGTTTGATTTTGGAAAGACTAAAGACGGAACCGTAACATTGGAGGATGTACATGTCAGTTAGTATAGAAGAGGCTTTAGCACAACTTGATCCCAAGTTGAGGAAAAGATTGGGTAGCGGAGTTGGAGTTAACTACGAATACCAACCTACTCCTAGTTTTGGCTTAAACCGTGCTCTGGGTGGAGGTCTTCCTTATGGTAGACAAGTTCTTATTTGGGGCTCAAAGTCCTCTGCAAAGTCTTCTATGTGCCTTCAGATGATTGCTTTGGCACAAGCAGAAGGTAAACTATGTGCATGGATTGATTCAGAAATGTCATACTCAGAAGACTGGGCTAGACAGATGGGGGTAGATCCAGAAAAACTAATCTACTCACAAGCAAGAACTATTAGTGACATGGTAGATGTTGGCGTAGGACTAATGAATGCAGGAGTTGACTTAATCGTGGTAGACTCTATTACATCAATGCTTCCAGCAATCTATTTTGAAAAAGATACAGATGAGATGAAAGCATTAGAAAATACAAAGCAGATTGGAGCAGAGTCCCGTGACTTTAGTAACGCATGGAAAATGCTTAATTATGCTAACAACAAGGTTAAGCCTACTCTTCTTGTTCTTATTTCCCAGTCTCGCAATAATATTAATGCTATGTATACTAGCCAGCAGCCTTCTGGTGGTCAGGCTACTAAGTTTTATTCTTCTTGCATTGTTAAACTATTTAGTTCCGAATCAGACAATCAAGCGATTAAAGGAAAGATTAAAGTAGGAGATAAATTAATTGAAGAAAAAATTGGTAGAACTATTAAATGGGAACTTCAGTTCTCCAAAACCTCTCCAGGGTTCCAATCTGGTGAGTATGATTTTTACTTTAGAGGTGACGATATTGGTCTTGATACCATTGGTGATTTGGTTACTACCGCAGAACTAAACGGGATTGTAGAGCGCACAGGTGCTTGGTATATACTTCCTGATGGATCTAAAGTACAAGGCAAAGAAGCATTTGTTAATCGTGTAAGAGAGGATCTTGATTTGCAAAAATCTATAAAGGATAAATTAAATGGCTAGTTTTACTGTATATTACGGAAAGTTTATATGCCATGAATGCAAAACAGAAGTGAAATCTCTTAGGCTTTATGCTGAGACAAAAACAATGACTTGGATGTGTCCAGAAAAACATCTAAGCACTGTTAAGTTTGGTAAACAGAAATACAGGGGCAATGACAGAGAAAAGTGAATCTAAGAGAATAGGTGCTAAACAGCACAAGAACTCTGGTCGTAATACTCAAAAGGGAGATGCCTCCTGGAAAAACTTTGTTGTAGACTTTAAAGAAGTTGGAAAGTCTTTTACATTAAATAAAGAGGTTTGGGCAAAGGCTACAACCGATGCCATGAAGAATGGAAAAGACCCAGCAATAGTGGTTGTTATGGGCGAGGGTAATTCTAAAGTAAGACTTGCTATAATTGAGATGAGCATATTAGAAGATCTAGTGGAGGGTGTATAATAGTATCATGATAGAACTAAGAAATATTGTAATAGATGACATACTTACACAAGAAGATTATGCTGTTATCTATAGCGTAATTGATACAACTCCAATGGAGAGTACAAAAGTCCAAACTAGAATTGGTCATCGCGCTTATTTGGTTGACCTTACTGAGCCAATTAGGAAGAAACTAGAAAAAACAGTACAAGATATTTTTGGTGACAAGTGGGAACTTAATGCCTACCAGTTTGCAAGATATTCAGATCAAAATGGATATGTCCAGAAACTTCCTCCCCATTATGATGATGCTTTTCAAGATCACAAACTAACTCTGGATGTACAACTCAAAAGCAATATGAGTTGGGGAATTGTTGTTGAGGGAGAAACATACACACTAAGAGATAACCAGGCAGTTGTTTTTTATGGCACTGACCAGATACACTGGAGAGAAGATATTGAATTTCCAAAAGATGGAGTTCTGGATATGATATTTTGTCATTTTTCTTTAAAAGATAAAGAGGCTGGGAAAATTTCAGCAGAGCATAAAGAAGACATGAAACAAAGAGAAATAGATTGGTTAAAGATTGTTGATATATCAAGAGAAGAACTTACAACTGAAAAGGAATGACAATGGAAAATAATACAACATTAGATATGGTAAATGGTCTGGCCGAGATTGCAGAGTATATGGAAGATGAAGAACTTACTACGGCCCTTACATTTATTGCCAAGGTAATTCTTAAACCAGACATTCCAGTTAATGTTGCCCATATTGAGATTGTAAGACTTCAAGCAATCGCAGCAAAGATGGCCTTCAAAGCAACATGGATGGCAAATGTTGACAAATCTGATCGTGGCAAAAAGAACTTATATTACACTGCAGCAGAATCTATTAACAATTTGGTCTCTGCACTCAAATACATTACACGCTAACATCTGCTATACTTATATAATAAACAGAGGATAAAATAAAAAAATGACTAAAAATTTACTAAAGACCGTAATGATAAAAAAGGACAATCTTCCAGAAGATCCCGAATGGATTGAGGGTTTGGCTGCTGAGATGGAAAAAGGCTACACGATAGATCTTAAGCCAAAGTTTACTAAGAAATATACATTTGCACCATCTACACTGACATACGGAGCAGGAGAGTGTGCTCGATTTTGGTACTTGGCATTTGATGGGGCAGTCTTTTACGATAATGCAGATGCCTTTGGTGTTGCTAATAGAACACAAGGAACTCTTGCTCACGACAGAATTCAAGATGCAGTATTAAAGTCTGGTCTTCTTGCAGAGGATATGGAATTTGATGCTGAACCAAGTAAGTATAAAAAGCAAATTCATCCAGGTTTAGAATTTAGAATTAAAAGCGATGATCCTCCAATCTCTGGATATGGAGATGTTATGCTTAACTATAAGGGTAACACAATTCTTGGCGAAATAAAAACTGCTCCAATTGAGGGGTTTGAATATCGCAAGGCAAAAAGGAAGGGCAAGATCGCTCACCTTATGCAGTTGATTATGTATATGAAGATAATGAAAAAGGATAAAGGAGCACTCATTTATGAAAATAAAAATAATCACGAGTTGCTTGTTATTCCTGTAGAAGTAAACGATCATTACCGTCGGTGGGTAGACCAGGCATTTGATTGGATGAGGTTAGTAAGAAAAGCGTGGGAAGATCAGACTTTGCCACAAAAAACATATAGAGCAAACTCAAAGATTTGCAAAGTGTGTCCCATTCAAAAAGCATGTGCCGAAGCAGAGGCAGGGGTAATCAAAATTAAACCTCTGGAGTTATTAGAAAATGAAGAACTGTAGTTGGTGTGACAACCAATTTGAAACAAAAATATCTTATCAGATATATTGTTCGATAGATTGCAGAGAGTCTGCAACTAAAGAAAAAATTGCTGCACGATATTTAATATCAAGAAGACAAAAACGTATTGGAAAAGAAAGACTTTGTAAAAATTGCAAAGAGGAATTGTCAATATATAATGATGATCCTCTTTGTAATTCTTGTTTGGTAAACCCTGCAGAAGTAGCAAAAGCCTTAAAAGAAATTAAGAGGAGAACAAAAGAGTGAAACTTTCAGTTGTAACTAAGACCATCAAGCCAAAGACTATATGCGCTATAGATGCAAGCACAAACAGTCTTGCTTTTGCTCTTTTTGATACCCAACAAAAATCATTGGGTACTGTAGGAAAAATAAACTTTGAAGGAAAAGATACATATGAAAAAGTTATGGATGCAGGCAAAAAGGTAAAAGCATTTTTTGATTACTATGGTGGGTTTGAGGCAATAGTAATTGAGCATACTGTATTTATGAATAGCCCAAAGACCGCTGCAGACCTTGCTCTTGTTCAGGGAGCCATACTAGGATCAGCAGGTCAGGTAGGAACAAAAATAATTGGCAAGGTTGCACCTATTACCTGGCAAAACTTTATTGGAAATAAAAAAATATCTAAAGATGAAAAATTATTTATTAAGTCACAAAATCCAGGGAAGTCAGAATCATGGCTTAAAACCTATGAGAGAGAACTAAGAAAGCAAAGGACCATAAAGTATATAAATACTATTTATGATAGAACAATTACTGATAACGATGTAGCAGATGCTTGCGGTATCGGTCATTGGGCCTTGTCAAATTGGAATAAAGCGATAGGAGTTGACAATTAATACTATGGGTGCTAAACTATATACATCAGAGGTTTTTATGCGTAAGAGATATCTTATGGATAAAAAGACTCCAGAAGATATTGCTAAGGAGTGCGGAGTGAGTCTAGAGACTATTTACGTATACCTTGCTAAATTTGGATTAAGGAAATCAAAACGATGAGCAAAGTAGAAAAAGCATTAGTTGCCATTGCTGTAGTAGGCATGGTCGGTTTTGGATTTGCAATTACAGCACTAAAAGGAATTCCAGAAGCATTTGATTGGGAGGAAGATGATGAGTGAAAACTTAAACATAACAGTTGATCAAGTAAACAACCCAAGACATTACACATCAGACCCTTCTGGTATTGAGTGTATAGAGATTACTAGACACAGAAACTTTAATATTGGCAATGCCTTTAAGTATCTTTGGAGAGCGGGACTTAAAGATGAACAAAAAACAATTCAAGATCTTGAGAAAGCAATCTTTTATATCAAGGATGAAATAAACAGACTAGAGGGCAAGTATGTCAACTGAAGAAGATTTAGTAAAGCATCTTGATCAAGTAAATCAAGTAGTTGAAGAATACTTAAAGGGTAATGACCCAACACAGATATCAAAAGAATTAGCAATACCAAGACAAAGAGTTGTTGCATACATTGATGAGTGGAAAGTTAATGCATCTAACAATGCAGTAATTCGTGCTCGTGCAAGAGAAGCATTGGCTGCTGCCGATGCTCATTATGGAAAATTAATTTCAAAATCTTATGAGGTTATTGATGAAGCATCTATGACTAATAATCTTAGCGCAAAGACTGCAGGAATTAAACTTGTTATGGATATAGAGTCTAAGCGCATTGACATGCTGCAGAAGGCTGGCTTGCTTGAGAACAAAGAACTTGCAGAAGAGATGATAGAAATTGAGCGTCGTCAAGAAGTTCTTGTTGTTATATTAAAAGACATTGCATCTGAATATCCACAAGTCCGTGACGAAATTATGCGTAGACTATCATCATTTGCAAAAGACAACGAGGTGATTACAGTTGTCCACGATGTTCAATGAGTTTCTTGAAGCACTAAAGTCTGATCATTTTGAAGAGATTCCTGTAGATACAAGGACATTTGTTGAAGGCGAAGATTTTTTAGGTCAACCACCCTTATCAGATATTCAGTATGACATTGTTGAAGCAATGAGTCAGATATATCGCAAAGAAGATTTAGTCAATCTTATGGGTGAAGAAGCAGGAACAAGGTACTATGAAAAATACACAAAGAATGAAATCATTCTTCAACTTGGAAAGGGATCTGGAAAAGACTTTACATCAACAGTAGCATGTTCATACATTGTATACAAACTGCTATGTTTAAAAGATCCAGCAAAATATTTTGGTAAGCCATCTGGTGATGCTATTGACCTCATCAATGTGGCTATTAACGCACAACAAGCAAAGAATGTTTTCTTTAAAGGATTTAAGTCTAAGATCGAAAGATCACCTTGGTTTATAGGAAAATATTATGCAAAGGCTGACTCTGTTGAGTTTAATAAATCAATTACAGTTTACTCTGGTCACTCCGAAAGAGAGTCTCACGAGGGTTTAAACCTTTTACTTGCGGTGCTTGATGAGATTTCTGGTTTTGCGTCTGAGGTCAACACAGGAAATGAGCAAGGAAAGACTGCTGATAATATTTACAAAGCATTCCGTGGATCAGTAGACTCTCGTTTCCCTGACCTTGGAAAGGTTGTTCTTCTCTCATTCCCAAGATTTCCAGGAGACTTTATTTCAGAAAAGTATGATGCAGTTATTGCTGAAAAAGAAGTAATTGAAAGAACCCATGAATTTATAATTAACCCATTGTTGCCAGACACAGACCCAGGAAATAAATTTCAAATATCTTGGGATGAAGATCAGATTGTCTCGTATAAGTATCCAGGAGTTTTTGCACTAAAGCGGCCTACCTGGGAAGTAAACCCTACTAGAAAGATTGATGACTTTAAAATTGCTTTTATGACAGATCTTGGAGATGCTATGCAAAGATTTGCTTGTGTTCCAACATTTGCTTCTGATGCATTTTTTAAGCAGGCAGACAAAGTAAGATCCTGTATGACTCTTCGTAATCCTGTGGATAACTTTAGAAGGTTTGATGAAGCATTCAAGCCTGATCCAGACAAGGTTTATTATGTCCATGCTGACTTAGCCCAAAAGCACGATAAGTGTGCGGTAGCAATTGCTCACGTAGATAAGTGGGTAAATATCCAGGTAATTAACAACTACGAACAAGTAGCACCAATAGTTATAGTTGATGCCGTCGCTTGGTGGGAGCCAAAGGTAGAAGGCCCAGTTAATCTTTCAGAAGTTAAACAATGGATTCAGAATTTAAGAAGACTTGGTTTTAATATTGGAATGGTTTCGTTTGACCGTTGGCAATCATTTGATATTCAAAATGAATTAAAGCAGGTTGGAATAAGAACTGATACTGTTTCTGTTGCTAAAAAACATTATGAGGATATGGCTATGCTTGTGTATGAGGAAAGAGTTGCCATGCCATCTATCGAACTTCTGTTTGATGAACTAACCCAGTTAAAGATAATGAAAAATGATAGAGTTGACCACCCCCGCAAAAAGTCAAAGGACTTGGCAGATGCTGTGTGTGGAGCAATATTTGGGGCAATATCACATACCCCAAAAGACCAAAACCAGGTCATAGAAGTTCATACTATTAGTGATCGACCTAAGCAGGTTGACATGGGTAAGAACAATGTGATACACTATAAACCTATGCCAGATGATGTAAAAGACTATCTGGATAGATTTAATCTATTATAAACAAGGAGAATACCGAATGAATTCATTCAAGAAAATCGCTCTAGCCATGGTTGCAGCCATGACTCTGGGCACAATCGTAGCAACGCCTGCAAACGCTGCTGTAATGACAGTCGCTGTATCGCTTGACACTGTAGCAAACACTACAGCATCAGCAATCGCAACGCCTGCATCACTACCAGTCCCTGCAGACAACTCAGTAGATGCTGCTGACGCACTAAAGTTTATTGCAACAGTTGATGTTGGAACAAGCGTTTCAGTCGTAGCAACAAATGCAACAATCGTGTCTGCACTACACACAACTGCTGCACCAGTAGGA